TTTCTGTGCTTGTATTGCTATGAGTGGAAATCTCCGTAACAACAGAGTTAGGAGAAGAAGACCGCTCCTGTTTTTTATTGATGATTTTATTAAGCATAGCATCACCTTCTTTATTGAGTTGTAAAATAGGTTTTCTTGTTCTAACAGATAGTTCTTTAAATAGGTCAAAGTCAAATTCTATTTCAGGTTTTGTAACCATAAATTCACCATCAGTTTTATCTATTTCAAATTCATAAATATCAGTAAGTTCATATCTTTCATTGTTTGGTTTGGAGCAACCATAGATATTCCAGTTACAAGCACGTGTAATTACACCCTTATCAATCACAGATTCCCAAGTGTTAATAAGAGGTAAATCAATAACATGCGGAATTTCCTTTATTAAATCATTTCTAACCACTTGTTTTATAGTGTCATTCAATTCAAAATTATACATAAAGTGGATTCCATCTTTTGTTAATGAACCATCTGCTAATCTATTTACATTGGGTTTCTCCATAACATAACAACGGAAAGGTTTATCAAAAGTTACATATTTTTTAAGAGTTTCATTAAATAAGAATACAATATTTTCAATATGTTCTTTTGTGTGTTGTCTTGTTTCCACATTGTGACTATATCTAAAATCAAAATCAAGAACTAATCTCCCATCTTCAAGTTGCTTTTCTGTTAAATATTGTTTTTCATTTTTGTTAAAAATAGAATCATATAATCCTTCATAAAAGAGGGGTTCTTCTTTATCAAAGTTAAAACTGCCACCATAAATATTTAAATCCTTATCGCCAATGCGAGTGTGTGTAGAGTCAGTTTTAACTTTAGAGTTAAATAGGAGATTTTCAAATGAGGGAGCCATTTATATATATACATAATATTATAATATGTTTTTAAATCAATTTTATTTTAATATATAATTAAAATTAATTTTCGCCTAAAGTAGAATATTCAAGAAAAGTTGTTGTTCCTTTTTTATGGAAGTATTATTAATAAAATATTTCCAATTATTAGCGGCCCTTGCGTATTCTAGGTGTTTCTCATAAACAGTATCATTTTCCAGTTTATGTTTTTTATAATAGTTTTTAACATACTCATTTGTTAGTTCTCTTACTTTATCCCTGTTATTTTCACGGTATTTTTTATTTGCTCGTTTTTGCGCTTCAGTTGCTGGCATTTTATTTTTATATATATACATATTATTATATATTTAAATCAATTTTTTATTCCTTAATATAGAATTATTAATTCTTGCTAATCTAATTTCTTCGCAAACCAAATGGAGAAATCGTTTCTCTTTGTCTTGCTTAATAGGTCTCAAAAATTTACCACACTCAACACACATGATGTTTTTACATCGTTTAATAGATTCGGCGTATTCCATATATATATTGCTTAATATTATATTTAAATACTAATTTCCTTAAATATAATAATTCGTTAATTCTAATTATTCCAAATTTATTCCAAATTTACAATAAAATTGCTTTTTTTGCTTTTTCCATTAATAGAACCTTCGGTTAAACAAACATAACGGCAGGAGCAACTGGGTTGCGAATACCAGCGCCATTCTGTCCCACCATTACCTGTCTTTTTTGTGCTTTAGTAGGTTTGACACCAACAGGTAATACATATTCTCCAGCATGGACTAGCGCTTTTTCGGTTCTATGAACTGGCCCACCATATTTGAAACCAGCGGCCTTATTTATCTTGGGGGCAATATATTCTTTGCCAATTTTAGAACCAATAGCCGAACCAGCGACACCAGCAGCAGGGCCACCAACAAATCCAGCAGCGCCTCCTAAAACTGCTCCAGTAAGGGCAGGGATACCATAATTCACTAAATCACCAGCGAGACCACCCTTCTTCTTACTGGTGATATACTTTTTAATCTTTTTATCGGTTTCAAGGGCTTTCTTTGCCTCTTTTTTGCCTAGCAATGCTTCTCTAAATTTGCGAAAATCTTTCCCAGCAGACATTATAATTTACACGGAGAAAAGAAAATTTTATAAAAACAAATATAGAATAAATCAACTATAAACCAAAATGCTAAAATGATTGAAATACGAATGTTTTTCATATCCATATATTTCTCTCTATATTTAAAATTCTAATCTAATTTTATATATGTCTTTGCTTGCGCTTCACTTGAACCCATAGCAGTCATTTCTTTCTCTAACTTCTTGTTTTCTATCATAACATCTTTGTATTTCGTTGTCAAATAATTATGTCTTAATGCGTTAATGCTAATGCGTCCGTCAAACATTTTGTTAAGTCTTTGATTCAAAGATGGAGATGTGAGTTTTGCCCCTGTAGAACCAACTAATAAATATTCTTGTTTCGCAGGTAGAACCGCAATATACTTATTCAAAATGTTTTTGAGTTGCACTGGCATATCTAAAACTTGTTTGCCATAGAATTTAGCAGTCTTGTATTTTTGAAATACTAATTTATTCTTATCAATATGGTTATCGTCTTCTCCTATACCCCTTATTTTGAGTTCCGTATAGTCCATAGCTCTTCTTGGAACTACATAAAATCCTGATAAGAGAGAAAGAATAATATAATCTTGTAAATTTTGTATATCGTCGTTACTAATAAATTTCTTTTTGTAAATCATGTCGGCATTTTGTTTGAGTCTCAAAAGAACGTCACGGATTTCATCATTACTCACAGAGTTTTCTTTTTGTTTGTCACTGGATTCTTGCTTATCAATTTCCTCCACATAAGTTTTAATGTCGCCCATCATCATTTTCTTATATTCATCAACTTCAGGCGCAATACACACAAGCGCCGCCAAAAGTGTCTTACGAGTTCCAAAAGTTTTAGATTTCAAAAATTCTAAAACATAATCCTTTTGTTTTGTAAATTTATCTATTTCGGCATCTTTATCTTCAGGAAAAGAATTTTTGTAAATTGTTCTTAATAAAGAGTTGTAAGTTTTCAAACTATTTACAGACAATGATTCCCTTTTTGATTTTAAGGCGGTAGTAAAATCCATTTATATAATTGCTAAAGAAGATAATTTAACCAAATATTAAAATTAAAATATATATATTATTTATAATGCCATCAACAACAGGATTAGGAGCAAACAGTAGAACAATGAACGGATTAAATACTTTGTCAGCAAATACCATCTCAACAGGGTCTTTAGTGGTTGATAATTTACAAATAGATGTAGCAGGAACGACCCCTTTAATTGTTCCGCTTACAACAAGTAATTCAAATATCGCCAACACAGCATTCGTTCAAGGAGCAATTCTTACAGCGGCGGCAAATTACATGGATTTAACGACAAATCAAATTGTGGCAACTGGTATCAAAACATTTACATCTTTGCCACAATCGGCAGCAGTTCCTACTTTGGGTGATGAATTAGTGAATAAAAATTTTACAGATGCTACTTATGTAGATTTTACAAATAATGAGAGCATCGGCGGTATCAAAACATTCACTAATTCCATAGTTGCTACTCAAATAGAGGGGCCAACCAATAGCGATATTACTATTGAAGGTAAAGGAACAGGTGATGTCATTTTAAAAACTGGCAGCACAAATAGAATAACTTGCGCTGATACTGGGGCAATAACAATTGCTGGTAGTTCAGGACAACCTATGAATATAACAACTACAGGAATTTTGACCCTTCGAAGCGCATCAACAACAGCAATTAATATTGGAGATAATCAAACAAGCGGAGAATTAAATATTGGAACTGCTGCTGCGAGAACTGGGACAATCAATATCGGAACTGGTGCTGATAGTATTTCTGCCAAAACTATAAACATCGGTAATACTACTGGTTCTGTTGGCGCTCTTAATTTAAAAACAAGAACTATTACTGTCGGCGGTAGTAATTGTGTGAGCATTAGCGCTGACGCAACTACTAATAGTATTCAAGGCACAACAGTAAATATTAAAACTACTGAAACTAGTGGCACTCTTAGTATGGGAACAGCTATGACTAGTGGGAATATTGATATTGGGACGGCAGCAAGTTCAACAACAACATTCAATATCGGCACAGGAACTGGAACAAGAATTATGAATATTGGCGGACCAGCAACGACACTTAATTTGGGGACTACTGCTGTTACAGGACAAGTAACCGCTTTAAATTGGGGTACAACATCTAATTCAGGGAACCTCACTTTTCGTGGCGGTTCTTTCACTTTAACCGCAACTGGTAATTATACACAACGAAGCGGCAGTGCTTATAATACAAGCATAGATTCTACAAAAACAACAGGTGAAACTTTAATCGCTGATGGAAACTCACAAACTGGTAAGATAGATATAGGAACTGGAACTGGAACAAAAATTATGAATCTTGGAGGAACTGGAACGACGGTTAATTTGGTTGGGTCAAGCATTACATGTAATACTGTATTACCAACCTCAATTCTAACACCAACAACTTCCACGCAACTCACTACAAAAACTTATGTGGATTCAGAAATAACAACAGCGGCAACTGCTTACGCAAAATTAGCAAGCGCAAACGCATTCACATCAACAAACACATTCAATAGTTTCTTACCAACCTCAACTTTAACTCCAACTCTTGGAACGGAATTGGTAACAAAAACTTTTACAGACGCAACCTATGTTGCTCTTACAGGGGCTCAAAGTATCGCAGGTATAAAAACCTTCACATCATTACCTGAATGTAGCGCAGTCCCATCAACCGCAAATCAATTGACAAATAAAACTTTTACAGACGCAACCTATGTTGCTCTTACAGGGGCTCAAAGTATCGCAGGTATAAAAACCTTCACATCATTACCTGAATGTAGCGCAGTCCCATCAACCGCAAATCAATTGACAAATAAAACTTTTACAGACGCAACCTATGTTGCTCTTACAGGGGCTCAAAGTATCGCAGGTATAAAAACCTTCACATCATTACCTGAATGTAGCGCAGTCCCATCAACTGGAAACCAACTTGTGAATAAAACTTTTACAGACGCAAACTATGTGGATTTTACAAATACTGAGACAATTAGCGGAGCAAAAACTTTTTCTTCAACTGTAACATTTAAAAATGGAGCATCAGCGCAAACAGGAACTATTGCGCAAGACGCAACAACACTCACAATTACAGGCGTTACAGGAGATGTTAGCATAAAACCAGCATTAGATTTTAATGTAGTAACTGGAACTGGAAAAAACGTTAATATATCAGCACCTTCAACCGCAAGTTTATCAAGCACTATGATTTTAACAACAGGAACAACAAACGCAAGTTCATATATTGAACTGGTTACATCAGGCGTTCAATTAAAAACAAAAGCAAGTCAGCCAGCGTTATTGTTATCAGGCGCATTTACCACCGCTAACGCATGGTTATTTTATAGAGACGGAACAGCAACCGCAGCAATAAACCGTATGGATTCTAGAAATGCTGGTGATACGTGCCATTTAGAGGTGGCAGCAGGAAGCAATATTGTTTTAACACAAAACACCAGCACTTTTAATAGCAATCTTCTTTTAAATTAAACAACAATACCAGCAACAGTAGATACACAATTAGGATATTCTGTTTTAGCAACAAGCACAGAATTCACGTTCGTAACAGGAGTAATAGGCAATGTTCAAACACTTGCGTTACCAAGTAAAGGAGTTTGGTTAGTCATTTCAAATATTTCGTCAAGAACGACAGGCGGAGCAGGCACAGTTCTCAATAGACTTCTTTGTGTTTCACTAGCAAATAACAATACAACATCAATAGGAACTTTACGATACTTTGAAGAAACAGATGACGCTGTAGGTTCTAACGCTATTCGTTTTGTTGAAACGATAACAGGAGTAGTTACAGTAACAGCAGCAACCAGTATATATGTTAATGGTCTATTTAATCTTACAGGACTTGTTGCTTACGCTACGGCAACATCTTCTTTCACAAGAATTGGATAAACTCAAAAATAATTTTATAACATTATTATAAATGTTTCACATAAACACATCAAGGAAAATGTCAAGAGACGAATTTTTAAATGGAATTAAATACTTAAAAGAAGAAGATTTAAAACCAAAACCAACTTTAGAAAAACTTGAACGATTTGGTTACTCGGCAAATGATGAAGCAACTTATTTTATGCTTCTATCAAATCCAAATCTAACAGATAGAGAGAAAGAACAAATAAAATTGAAAATTAAGGAACTACGAAAAGATATGGATTATAAAATAAATAAAAATCCCAATTATAAAAATATGAATACAAGCATGGCTCAATAAAAAAATAGTCTATATATATAATGGATACATATATAGACCAAAGAATAATAACATTAAGTAGCAACAATGCCACTCAAAATAACGGTTCATTTTTAAGCGATGTGTTCTTTAATTTTAGGGGACTGGTTAAGGAAGATGATGATAATAGAGAAATAACAATATCAATACAGAACGCACAAATACCAATCTCCTTCTACAATATCAATGTGTATAATAATATTTTGGTGCTAGACTATAACAGCATTACTTACACATTCACACTAACACAGGGTAACTATAATAGTCTCAATTTAATAACAGAGATTGTTGCGAAATTTGCGCTACAAGGTATCATAGATATAACTATAGTTACAAGCGCTATCACAGGGTGTATGACTTTTACACGTGCTTTATCATTAGACTTTAGCATTTTATCAACTGGCACTATTAACACAGTTATTGGATTTCAACCAACTACAACTAATACATCTACTTCAGGAGTTTTAACAGCGCCATTTCCATTGAATCTGTTAGGACTACTCAAATTGAAACTAGCAAGTTTTGAATTACAGACGCAAAATTACGATTCAAGTGTTCAAAGTAATTTGAATATTTTAGCAACAATGCCAATAGACAGTGGCCCCTTTGGAGTAGTCCTGTATAACAATATTTCAAATATTACAAGTATTATCAATAATAAATCTTTAGACGGTTTTGATTTACAGATATTCGGTGATGATGGACGATTAGTTGATTTTAATAATACTCATTGGAATATTACGTTAATTTTAGCAATTACAAGAGTTAGACAACAAGATACCAAAACCTCCTTTAGGGATTTGATTTTTCCAATCAATAAACTTATAGATACTTTACAAACACAACAAACACAAAATGAAGACATACAAGAAAATCCACAAAGTGAATTAAATGATGACGATAATTTAGAAGTATTATTTTACAACAATCGTCAATATATATAAGTAATTCAAAATATTATTTTCTAGCAACATTATATAAATGTCTGTCGTTTTACCCAATTCAGTCAACTATACGGAGTCCCTCCCTTCCCTCCCTGATAACACACAACAAATCCCAGTTGTGGCAAGTCCAGTCAATGGCGCTTCATTTACCAGCGGTGCACAAATTCAATTTGACCTTTTAAATCGTGGATTCCTGATACCGGACTCCATGGTATTAAGGTACACTACTACCGTCACAAATACTGGTGCTTTCCAAGTGTTCCAAATCGGTTGTCCTGTTTACAATCCTTTCACAAGGCTTGATGTTCAAATTGGAAGTCAAACCGTAGATACAATCCAATCCTATAATGTGTTGATGAATATGCTCTCCAATTTGACACTTGATGTCGCCCAAAAATATGGTCTCCAAGCAGGTTTCGGTTATTTGAATAACACAGCTGTCCCCACTTTGGAGCAGTTGGACGCTCGTGATTTAGGTGCTGTTGCTGTTACCCAATCCTATTCCCTTGGCGGCCCCTTGATGTCAATCCTTTCTAACAGTGAGAAACTCATTCCCCTTTTTGCTATGCCTCAAATCCGCATCGTTCTCACCATGGACGCTATTGCCAATTGTTTCAACATTGCTACTGGTGGTGCTGTGACTGCTTTCACTCTTTCCAATTTGGAACTCTGCTACAAGGTTGTAGATATGGGCGGACAAGTTGAGGATATGGTTCGCTCAATGGGTGACAAAATTTACATCAAGTCGCAGTCTTTCTCGTGCGCTTCTCAAACCCTAGCGTCAGGTTCAACTGGTTACAATGAACTTGTCTTTAACCAAAGATACGCCAGTGTTAAATCTCTTTACGCTATCAACGGCGGCACAACTATCGGCGCTAATAAAGCATTTGACTCTACTGACATCACAACCAACAACGGTGATTATTCTTTTTCTGTTGGTGGTGTTATCTATCCCCAAAGACCTATTAGTAGTTTGGTAAATCGCGCTGGTGCTTTGATGGAACTCAAATCTGCTACTGGTTCTATCTATGACAAGGCGAATTCTTTCGCTATTAACAGTGTTGAGTATGCTGCGGTTTCTGCTACCGTTACAACTGCTCAAGCTATGGGTAAGTACTATATTGGCACTAGCCTTGAGAAGTTAAACAGCGACTCACTTTTGACAGGTATTAGCACACAAAACAGTCCCATCTCTTATAGACTTTCTCTTGGAAGTGCTACAGGTCAAGCACACTTGATTACCCTTGTTGCCAACTATGATGCGCTCTTTGAAGTTGATACTGTCAACAGACAAGTAGCGGTTAAATGTTAATTGAAAACAACTTAAAGACAAGTGATGGCGATTAACTAGAATTAATCATTTAATTAATCAATAGTATATTAAACAATATAATATTGATAAATTTAACCAAATTTAACCATTTAATTAACTATTAGTTCTCTAAAAGAACATTTAAAATATTTTAATTGCTTTTTTAATCACTTTTTTACCTATTTTCTTCATTAAATCGTTAATTTTAGTTAAATTTAATCATATTTAAGCATTTAATGTAACACATATTAATTAAATGATTAATTCTAGTTAATCGCCACCATCAGGCTATCAATACGAAATACAATCCAAACAAAGTGTATTTATAAACTCCAGCGTTATTGATACCTAACATGACAACCGCAGTTGTGTCTAAATTACTTATTACATTGATTACCATCTCAATCCCTTTTGATATATTAAAATGTCTGACTATTGTGTCTAATATCATCGTCTGTATATTTGAAACAACATAATTATATATTCAAAGAATCTTGCGCTTAATCCAATCCCATATAGAAGATGTAACAACTTTAAAAATGCCTTTCTGTTTTATTTTTCCGTTCTCAAATAAGTATTGGATATTTTTTTCTATAACTTGTAAATCAGTGGGGGTTAAAGTCCCAAACAATTTTCCATAAACAGTAAATACAACGTCTTTCTTATCTACCTTAACTATTTCCTTTTTGTTATCTATCAGGTGTTCTACCATTACGCATATCATAGTAAGATACTCCATATCTAACTTATACTTAATATGGTCAGGAATTTCGGTTGCTTTACAAACTATCATATCAACAGTCTTTGAGAACTTTGCTGACCGAGCCAGCGAATTCTTTGGATTGACATAGCATAGCGTTGACATTATACTTTACATATAGAAAATATTATTTTTGATTATTTATGATTCTTCTTCTTCTTTTGTTAGTTTCTTCTTTGGTCTGCCTTTTTTCTTTCCTGATGGTGGTGGTATGCCTTCTACTATTCCAACGGATAATTCAGGGTATGCTTGAGTTTCCAAAGTTTGACTTACTTGTATATCTTCTTGGTCGGCATTTGTTTGTCTTGCTATATTGGATAAAGAATTGTCTTGTTTCTCTATTTGGTTTAAATCAAAAATATCGCTGGTTTGCGCTGGAAAGCGTGATGGTTTATTTATAAATGATGAACCTGTAAAATAACTATTTGTTGTTGGGTTATCATAGGTTTCAGCATCTACAACTTCACTCATAATATTACTGAAAGTCCTAGCGCTTGGCAAATCAAATCCTCCTCTTTGACTTGGTGCTTGAAACAAGGGACTAATGTCACTAGGATTTTGTGGTTTTCCCACATTTTCTTTGAATTGTACTTGCGCTTCTCGTCCCAAAATCTTTCCAATTGCTTCAATATATGATTCCTGAACGTCAGGTGTCATACTATCAAATTCTGTTTTAGTTGCTGGATTTCGCGCCCACACTAAAGCATTATAGGCGCTAAACAATTTCTCATTTATATTACTGCCTAAAGGGGTTGATGCCGCAGTTGGTAAATATTGTGATGGTAAATATTGTGCTACGGCATAGTTTCCTCCAGTTCTTGGAATGCTGCCATACGCTGGGATACCTGCTTTTAACCCTGCTTCATACGCTTTCGCTATTAAGTTTGCTTTAGCGTTTACTCTTGGTTTCGCTCTTGGTTTAGGTTTCGCTTTTGATTTTGGTTTAGTTGGCGCTTTTACTTTCCTTTTTTTAATTGGCATTTATAATTATTATGGAGAAAATAATATATTGATATTGTATATAAATGCTGTCATCTAATAATTACAACACTCCACAACAAATAGGGAAAGACGAACTCTATAATATTGTCCTTAATAGCAATGACGCTACTGTAAGTGGAAACGACTATTTATTTTCTTTTGATTGGTCTGTTATTCCTGATGGAAACTATTTAGTCCATTTCGCATTCAATACTGCTACTGTGAATACTGTTGCCAATCCTCAAATTGCTATGATTTATTCAAGTGTAATATCAGGTTCAAACACTTTTGCGGCAACTAACACGGCAGGACGTGCTTCCGCACAAAGTAGCACCTTTTTAGGCGTAGCATATCCTTACATAGTCTCAACTACTTCAACATTACACGCAGAAGATTCTACCAATCCTCCTGCTTTTATAAATAGTCGCCCAAGGGTCAATCAATTTAGCGTTACCGTTTTAACAAATGCTTCTGCTCCAACTGTTTATCCTTCGCTTCCTGCGTGGGTTATGACTCTTCAATTAACACCATTAAACCATACAACTAGAATTAACCTTTAAGCGTTTCTTTAAGTAGTTTTAATATATATTCTAAAAAACAATATATATTAATTCCGTTATTTCACAAACTTCATTAGTGGTTCAGTTGATGCTCGCAGTTGTTTTGCTCGTTCTAAACCTTGGTAGATATTTCTACCAAGCGCTGGAACATCAACACCTCCAGTTTTGGTAATAATTTTGTTATAGTTTAGCGGATTTACTAAACCACTTGCTTCTCCTAGAAATTTTGAACCTGCGAATGCTAATTCTGTGCCTGTGTTTAGTCTATTTAATAAATCCCTACCTTCAGGACTTCTTATTAGTGCTTCTTTCGCAAAGGGTATTGATGAAATAGTGTTACTCAATGCTTGCCCTGCTGCTGCTCCTGTTGCTAATGAACGTGATGCTCCACCTAAACCTTTTGATAATCTAGATGAAGCCATTACGCCTTTTCTAAAAATGGGTAAGGCCCTTCTACCGACTGCTTTACGAAACATATTATATCTTAAATGGAGAAAATAATATTTACTCTTCTTCAAATAGCAATTCATCAAAACCGTCAAAAAGTCTCTGTGAATTCACATTAATAAATAAATACTTATATGGTCTATTAAAAACCATCTTGCTAATCTCTGTCATGTATTTCGCTTTGCTTTCAACTACTTCATTAAAAATTGATTCTAATTCTTGTTTCGCTACTCTAAAGCAGAATATATTTGAGAATAATTTTCGTATATCTTTCTCAATTGAATACCAAGTTTGAACCAAAAATATAATCGTTGTTCGCAAATGTCTTCTATTGAATATCAACTCTTTCAATAACTTCTTTACATCTGCGTTTTTTAAATACGCTGTCATATCATCAAAAATAATACAGTTATTATATTTCTTATCTTCTGCTTTAATGGTCTCCATTACGGTATTCAAATTCTCATAGTTGAGTTCTTCGTGGGTTTGCTCTTCAGGTATCTTTTCAAAAATATTGTCCTTCATTGAGGCACGACTGTGTGACGGTTGAAAAAGGTAGATGTTATGAAATACTTTCCTATAAACCTTTGGACTTTTGAAAAACGAATAAAGGAGTGATGTTTTACCACTTGCTGGTCGTCCTATCATCAAGTTAGTTTCATGTGAATTCAAAAACTTCGTCAGTTCATAATTGTCTAGTTTTTTGTGGAGTCCTCCGTCACATACCATCTCGCAAGTTGCTAAATCAGGACTTTCATTCTTCTTCAATGTTATACTCATTTATTATAACTACACAAAATAAAATGTTGGTTTTTGTTTTTCTATTGCTTTTGGCGCTGGCGGAGGGGGTTGGGTCTTTGGCGCTGGTGTTGCCACTTGTTTCGGTATTGGTTTCGCCTTCATAACCGTCTTGATTTCTTCAATTGGTGTATCATCGTCACTTATTTCATCTAATAGGGTGCTTTTTTTTATTTCCTTTTTTTTTATTGAAATTGCCTTCTTTACAATCTTATCTTCTAGTAGTTTCTTTTGAGTTGCTTTTTCTTCCTCTTCCGCTTGTCTCCGTAACTTTATTTGTTCGTCTCTTTTTTCACGTCCTAGGCGCATTGCTTCCAATTGTTTTTCGGTTGCTATTTTCTTTGGTTTCTTTGGTGGGTCACACAGGGTCGCTGGTATTTCATCTTCACCTTTACTTGCTTGTAGTGGTTCATCTTCTACTGATGGCGCTGACGCTGTAAGCATTTCTAATTCAACCATTGCTTTCTTCACTCGTGGCATTTATAAATACTATGGAGAAAATAATTTGTGCCATTTAATTAATGTTTATCCCATCTTCCTAAAGTTCATTCACTTTTCCCAGTCAATAAAAATAATGCTCTCCGCTTTTCAATTTCTTCTTGTTGTGCGGCAAACCTGTTTGCTGTGAGTTTATTATTGTAACTATATGATTTTCGGTTGTGTATTCCAATTGTCTCATAATATTTCACACCATATTTGATTATATCTGTTTTGTTTTTTTCATAATAAGTTTTCGTGTATTTTGACCGTGATTTTTTGATGTGTTCTTTATTGTCTTGACTCCATGTTTTATTATAGTTTTTAATTTTTTCTTTATGTTTTTGGTAATATTCTTTATGATATTTTTGCCTTTTTGTTTCGTTTTCTGTTTCTAAATCTTCCTCCATTATATAATATTTGTATAAAAAAATAGTATTGACATATATAAATGCTAATTCAAAAATCCACAAGAAAAGGTAAACGATTCATGGCTATTTTTAAAAATGGTAAAGTGGTTCATTTTGGTTCTTCTGTCGGTAAGTCCTATATAGACCATAATGACAAAGTAAAACGAGCGGCGTATTTAGCAAGGCATCGTGTGAATGAAAATTGGAAAGATGGGTATTCCGCAGGTGCATTAAGTCGTTTCATACTATGGGGTGATTATACTTCTATTGATGGAAACATTGCTGCTTATAAAAGAATGTTTGATGGATTATAATTTTTGTTATATATTATTTCAAATGATAATATATAATGGAAACCTATTTAAAGAAACCGCCTTATTACGAAATCAAACCGTGTCCTATTTGTAACAAATATTGTGACGATAGTGTGTTTGTAAATAGAAAACAATATTGTCGCAAATGTCTTGACAAAACATGGAAACTATTTGACGCACATCTTGAAACAAAAATGAAAGACACTATTGTTGATAATATTATTACAAATCATAAAGAAATCATAAAACTTGTTAGTATGTTCAATTTATAATAGGACATATTTAAGTCAAACCTATCCTATCAACTGCTACATCATATATTGTCTTATCCATTTCAATCCCTATAAATTTACGATTCAAATTTTTACAAGCTACTCCAGTGCTACCTGAACCCATCGTAGGGTCTAAAATTGTATCTCCTTCATTACTGTAGTAACGAATTAACCATTCTAACAAAGTAACTGGTTTTTCTGTACTATGGAAACGCTTTTTAAAATTGTTAGTTCCAACAAATTCTAAAACACTTACTGGTAATCGTGGTGTATATTGTGTTTTAACTCGTTTTTTAACTCCATAACAGCCATTAAAACCACCCTCATTTTGTGGGTGTTCATATGTTAGTTTATGATTACCTTCAATATTGTAGGTAGGTAATTTGTTGTAAAATACATAAATCATTTCGTGATTACGCATAGGCATTCTTTTAGCATTTAAAAATCCTACTGCTTTGACTTTATTCCATACTAAATCATAACGAAACCAGTCTTTGTTAGATTGTATTAATTCTATACCGTATTTTGTAGTAGTAAAAAACATATAGGCACAGTTATTAGTCCCTACACGCTTCAAGTGTTCCCATAGCTTAACTAAATCTATTTTTATATCCCAGTCATTATTTGTTTGACCATACGGCAGGTCAGCTATAACAAGTGAGACGGATTTGTCAGCTATGTTAGTTAGTGCATGTAAGCAATCATCATTTATAAGTTCCATTTATATATGATGAGATTATTTTTGTAACGAAATTAACTATATTTAAGATTTTAATTAAGTGTCATATTAATAAATGTAATTCTTACAATTTCAAAAACTTACTATGTTACAAATAGCACGCTA